TGCAATGTGGGCCAAGGCATTTAATAAAGCGGCTTCTGAAATCGAAGAAGAGATTATCGAAGATGAAGATAAAGATATTCTCACTTATACCATTCGCTTTGCCAGTGGTTTTAAAATCCAAGCGCTAAGTTCTAATCCAAGCAACATGCGTGGACGTCAAGGTAATGTAACGATTGATGAGGCTGCATTCCACGACCATTTAGATGAAGTGTTAAAAGCCGCCTTAGCCCTCACTATGTGGGGTTCAAAGGTACGTGTTATCTCAACCCATAACGGTGTTGAAAACCTATTTAATGAATTAATCGAAGACAGTCGAGCTGGCAAAAAAGACTACAGTGTTCATCGCATTACCTTAGATGAAGCCTGTGAAATGGGCTTATATAAACGCATCTGCCAAATCCGTAAAAAAGAATGGACACAACAAGCAGAAGACGAATGGAAGCGAGGCTTACGCAAAAACACAGCCAGCACCGAAGATGCCGAAGAAGAATACGACTGTGTACCCAAGCAAGGCGGCGGTACCTACATCAGTCGTGCCTTGCGTGAATCGCGTATGGTTGATGCGCCAGTGCTGCGCTACTCCGGTACCGCCGAGTTTAACCTGTGGCCAGAACACCTAAGACGAGCCGAGATTCATGATTGGTGTGAATAAAATTTAAAGCCGTTTTTAATTAAGTTAAATCCGAATTTAAAACACGTTTTTGGTGAAGACTTTGGTTGCTCTGGTGATTTAATTGTGTTAACGCCAATGATAATCAGCCAAAATTTAACACGTGTTGTGCCTTTTATGGTCGAGTTGCACAACATGCCACACAAGCAACAAGAACAAGTCGTGTTCTATATCTGTGATCGACTGCCACGCTCTAGTGCTGCCAAGTTCGATGCGAGAGGCAACGGTGAGTACTTGGCTGAAGAAGCAAAATATCGCTATGGCGCGAATCGTGTTGAAGAAGTGAAACTGTCGCAAGCGTGGTATTTAAGCAATATGCCTAAATTCAAGGCAGCATTTGAAGATGACACCATTGCCATTCCTCGCGATGCAGATGTCGCTGACGATATCGGTGCCATCCAAGTGATTAAAGGCATTCCCAAACTACCTGAAGGGAAAACTAACGATGCAAAGACACGCCATGGTGATGCCGCCATTAGCTTAGTGATGGCGTATGCCGCTAGTTTTGACTTGGCATCCGAAATGGAATGGACACCAGCCCCCACCAAAGCAGAACGAGACGATCCTGACTTTGAATCTGATAACGATTACCCAACCAATGAGACAGGCGCATGGTAAACACAACACGAACCAGCCCCATTCTTGATGTGAATGGTCAAAACATCAAAATCAACGAAGCCCTAAGTGATGAGCAAACCTCGCGTTTAGGCTCTATTGCCAGTGAGTACGCCAATCATCCAAGCCGAGGATTAACGCCCGGTAAGCTAGCGCGTATTCTTGCTGCAGCAGAACAAGGTGATTTAACCCAGCAAAACGATCTGTTTGAAGATATGGAAGAAAAAGACGGCCATATTCATGCAGACATCAGCAAACGTAAACGCGCCATTATTGGTTTGCCATGGCAAATTGACCCGCCTCGCAATGCCAATACTCAAGAACAAAAAGCCGCCGAACAGCTAAAAGAATGGCTTGAAGATATGCATGACTTTGAAGACAACCTCCTCGATATCGCAGACGCGATTGGCAAAGGCTATTCAATGCATAGCTTAGATTGGCGCGACTGGAATGGCATTTTAATGCCAAAACTAAACTTTGTTGAACAGCGTTATTTCACCCTCGACAAAAAAGATCGAAACAAACTGCTATTACGAACAGAAGGTGGTGATGGAGAGCCACTTTGGGAGTTCGGCTGGGTTGCACATGTTCACAAAGCCAAATCAGGTGGTATTGGCCGCGCTGCATTATTCCGTATTCTCGCGTGGTCATACCTATTCAAAAACTACAGCGTCCGTGACTTGGCGGAATTCCTAGAAATATATGGCATTCCTGCTCGATTAGGTAAATACCCGCCCGGTGCCAGCGATGGAGAAAAAAACACCTTATTGCGTGCGGTAACAGGCATTGGTCACAGTGCGGCAGGCATCATCCCTGACGGCATGGAAATTGACTTTAAAGAAGCCGCCAAAGGTATGAGTGACCCATTCCAGTTTATGATTAACTGGTGCGAATCGGTGCAGTCAAAAGTCATTCTCGGCGGCACTCTAACTAGCACAGCTGAAAACACCGGACTCGGCTCAAACTTGGGTGATGTGCATAACGAAATCCGCAAAGACCTATTAGTCAGCGACGCTAAGCAAATAGCTGGCACCTTAAACCGTGACTTATTGTGGCCAATCATCGCATTAAACATTCCTGGTGTCTCACCAGACAGAGCGCCTCGCTTTAAATTTGTAACCGAAGAAGATGAAGCCCTTAACGAACGTGCCGAACGCTATGAAAAGCTGTTCGGTATGGGATATCAACTCACACAAGAAAAAGTCGACGAAGTGTACGGTGAAGGTTATGAACGCATTCAAAACACA